GCTTTATTGGAAGAAGAACGCCAGAGGGAACGCCTTCACTATTTGCCATAGCAGACGTTATATCCCCAGCGTTCAATGCTTCGTCGCGCAACGCTGTTGTTTTTATTTCCCTTTCCGCTCTGAGAGCAGCATTTGCAGAAGGATCTGCCCTTCTTGCTAATTCTTCCCAACGTGCTTGGGCGTTTGCTGCGTCAACCGGCGACCACAAACCGCCTTCTCTAGTCCTAGAGCCAAGCTCCCACACTTTTAGCTCAGGATTTCCTGAAACCATTGCAGACGTTGGGTTTACGCCGTATCCCCTCGCTGGGTAATTATCGTTTGACAATAGGTCTGCAAGTTTTCTTGATTTTTCTGTTCCAACATCTTCAATTATTTTTTCTGCTATTCCAATTTCTTTGCCTGTTCCTGTTATTTGCCTTCTTGCGCCTTGCATAGATGCTGTTATGCCAGTTGGAATAGCCGATCCTGCTGCACCGAAAGCAGCAGCGCGAGAACGGTCTTCCCAGTTTCCCGGCTCTGTAATTGCGCTCAATCCGCCGCCAGTAAGGGTAGCGTCTGCAACTGTGCCAGTTCTGCCCAACTGCAACGCAGAAGGGACTTTCCCGCCAACAACGCGAATGCCTGGAGCAATAACCTGTGCGCCCACTCGACCCGGCAATATTGAGAAAGGAATTGCAGTACCAATGCCGCCGCCAATTTGCGAGGGAATGGTTGATTCTTGCAATGCTTTGTTTTCTTCTATTTCTTGAGGGGAAACATCTCCACCAAAGAATTGTTTTATTCCTTGCACAAGTCGCATTGCACCAGCACCGGCCCCTGCATAACCTTGTTGTACTGGGGTTTCAATCCTCATTTCGCCCCTAATATCACCGGGCAATCGCGCTTGGCTGGACTGAAATGCTGTGCTCGTAATTGCAGGATTGTTAGAGCCAAGAATCCGTTGCATCTGAAGTGTAAATTCTTTTACAAGAGCAGGATTATTGGCATTAACTGCTGCCTCGATTGCTGCTTCAAGGGGTCTAAGCTGATCTAGGATCGGATCTTTCATTGAGCCCCCGGAATAGGAATGTTGTTTTTTTGCATAAATTCAATTGCCGCAGGCGAAAAATTTGTTCCGACTTTTGGTTGTCCAAGAGGCGGTAAATCTGGAACGTTGCCCCAGTATTCAAGGTTTTGAAATTTAGCTTTTTCAGCGCGTTTCATTTTTTCGTTATGTTGTGAAACATCATTCCGCGCTTGTTTATCAAATATGGTTAGCAACGCATTTAATTCAGACGGAAGCAAATTTTGTACGCCAGATTTTGCTTTCATCAAAAGCTCGCGCTCTCCTTCTGTGATTGCGCCTTGCCCTCGCATTGTTGACGCGCCAGACAAAGCAAGATCAGAAAGACCTTGGATAACTTGCTGAGTTTCAACCATGCTTTTTTTGTTCCCTGGGCCAAACGCAGATTCGCCAACTCGTTGCAGCCATGTTGCCGCAGTTGCTCCAGGGCCAAGGATTGCTTTATTGCTTTGAATTGCCCCATGTATTTGTTGAATTGTTTCATGCCTTTTTTCTGCATTCTTTGCTATTTCCAGCGATTCGCTAAGCTCTTTTGGAATCATTGCCATTGTAGATTCCGCACCTTTTTCCATGCCTTTGAGTTCAGCCGCGCCAAGAGGTTTTGGCGATTCCATGCCAATGCCGCCAGGTGTATTAACGCCGATGTTTACCTTTATTCCGTAACGATTAGCAACGCTGGCTGCAAGTTCTGCGGTCTTCAAATCCGGCGCGGTTTGCGTAGCAAGTGCGCTGGCTATGTTATTCGGCAAGCGAACCTTCTGATCTGTGCCGGGAATGGTGAAGTCAACCAACGTGGCTTCTTGAGCCTCCAAACGACCGCTTGGGTCTAGGACGCGCCGCACTCCTTGAGGCGAATCTATCGGAATCCCAGCCGCAGTAAGTTGTTGCTGTAGGTCAGATGGCTTATTCGCAGCCGCAAGTGACTTGAACAGTTCAGGGCCAAACTTGCCAGCACCCAGCAACGCAACAGGCGGCATCCACGAAGGAATTGGGCTTTGCGGGGCAGCTTGAGGTTGACCGGGAGCGAGCACCGTCCCAGAACCAACAGCAGAACCTGGCGTTGCGTCAGGAGTGCTTTGCGCTGCTCCTTGCTGTTTTCCGTAGTCGCCTAACGCACGAATTATTGAATCTATATCGAACTGGCTTCCAATTCTTTGAGTAGCCATCGGCCCTACGATTTGCTGGGCCATAGGATTTTTCATTGAAATGGCTAAAGCGCGGTAGGGATCTGCTTTTTGAGCGGGAATCGGTGCAGGCGCTTGGGTTCCTTGATCTGCCATTTGTTCCCGTTCTTGCGGGTCAAGAACAGCAGCACGAGCAGGAGTATCTTGCATCGCCTCAAGACTGCGGCGAATAGCGTCTTGCCCTTCGGACTGATACCTTTCTCCCAGCGCCTTCTGTTCCTCTAGACCCTTTTCCTGCATCTGCATAGCAGTAAAACCTTGCAGCATTTTGGCAAGGCCAGCAGTCACAGGACTCCGCGCTTCAATGCCCTTGTAGCTATATCGCTCAGTCGGCTGAAGCGATTGCGCTTGAAGCAGTTCAGCCATCTTCTGCTGCTGGGCGATCTTGTCCAGATCCGCTTGGTACGGACTCGGCAAGTTAAAAGCAACTGTAGGATTAGCCATTTTCAACCCTCAAAATTGACGTACTGCGAAGCGGGGTCGTACATCGTAGACCGATCTTCGACAGGGGCTTGTTCTAACGGGGAGCGTTTCATGTACTTCATCATTTCACCCAAGCTGCCCATCATTCCAGCAGATGACGGCGAACCCATCGGCCCTTTGTATCGCTGATACGGGTTGGCTGAGTTCTGCAACAGAGCAGCCAGAGCCATGCGCTTTTCGTCTGGGTTGAAATTATAGGTTTCGTTCATTGCAGCATCCCGTAGTCAACCTGCATGAATCCAGACGGGTGAACCGACACGGCATTCGGCATCACGTTCAGAACCTCGTCAGCCATCACGCCGCGCTCACGATTGCCGAATATGTCGTATTCGTAGATTCCAATCCCGAGCGGGTGTGTGCCAACCTGTTCAATGTTTGACTTCAGGCGGCGGTCACTAAACTTAGCCGCCATCAACCCAGCACCCGCAAGGTTGTACAGCCCTGCATTCTGCGCGTTTACGTTAGAGGATTGAATCCCGTACTGATCCATTGCAGCTTGTCCAGCAGCTTGAGCGCCCGCCATGACCGGAGCCGCAGCGATGTTGCTGCCTTGATAGCCCTGAAACTGTGGCATCTGGATCTGCGATCCGCCCATGAGTCCCGTGATCTCGTTCAGCGGCTGATTACGCAACGCAAGCTGCTGCTGAAGACTTTGCTGCTGAGCAGTATTGCCAAACTGACCGCCTTGCAGCAATTGGTTGAATTGCTGATTCTGCGCGGCAAGTGCAGCTTGTTGCTGCTGCAATGCAGCCTGCTGATTCTGGGTGATGGCTTGGTTGCCCAGTTGCTGCTGCGTAACATTTTGCCCGAACCCTTGCTGCTGAGCGGCAAGCTGGGCTTGCTGCTGAGACAATGCGGCTTGCTGGTTCTGACCGACTGCTTGATTCTGCAAGCCTTGCACACCCATATTTTGGTTGTAAAGCTGTTGGGCCGCAGCGTTTTGCGCTTGCTGAGCCGACAAGCCTTGATTGAAATTCTGCCCAATGGCGGCATTTTGTGCAGCGTTTGCGGCTTGTCCTTGCCCGAAATTCTGGGCAATGCCAGCGTTTTGCAATTGCTGGGCAGTCACACCTTGCCCAAAGTTTTGCCCAACCGCTTGGTTGCCAAATTGCCCCGCTGCCAACGCCTGGTTGAACCCTTGAGCGTTCGCGGCAGTATCCAGACCGATCCCTTGCAATGCAGCCTGGCTCAGCAAATCGTTTTTTTGCTGATTTTGCGAAAGCATGGCGTTTTCATACGCTTCTCCACCTGCAACTAAACCTTGGTTTGCAAGCCTCTGCCGCATTGCTGCATCAGACTTTTCAAGCTGCGGAGCCAAACGGTTCATAATCGCTTGCTGGCCCGTCATTCCTGCGCTGACCGGCATGGCGGCAACGTTGCTTGTGTTTAGACCGCCGCTTGCGAATCCGTATTGCCCAGACTGCGGCCCGCCACCTGCGTATCCGTATTGCCCCGCACTCGGGCCGCCGCTCGACATTCCATACTGCCCCGCTTGCGGCCCTGCATTTACGCCTTGCGCGTTAACGTTCGCGCCAGCCATACCGTACCGCGAAAGCTCGGGCGCTTGCGAAATCTGCCCCGCGTTTACGTTTCCGCTTGCTTGACCGTATCTGCTCAGATCCGGCGCTTGAGAAATCTGCCCAGCGTTGCCGAGGTTTGTCTGAAGCCCTGCGAGGTTTGGATTAAACCCAGTTCCAAGCACTCTGCTGGCAGTCCCTAGCCCTTGTTCACCTAGCCCTGCCAGAGCGCGTTGGACGCGCTGTTGAGCGTCTAGCGTGGCTTGTGCTTGCGGGGTCAGGGTTTGCGTAATTGTTGGCTGGTCGCCGCCCGTGGTGGTTGTGTATTGCTCCCTCGTGGGCGCGTTCGTCCCTGCCGCCCATTTGTTCATTGCATTCTGATAGCCAGCGGTATCGAACCCTTCCTCTGTGTAGAATTGGTTCTGCATCGGAACCGCCCCACGCGGGCTGGCTTGATACGCCGACATTGCTTTGTCGTAGTTCGCCTGGTCGAAACTCGGCGTTCCAAACGTTACCGTCTGGCTTCCAAGTGGGCCGGAAATGTTGGGATTGTTCATCCGCCCCTGAAGGCGGGCTGTGGCTTCGTTTGCAACTCCTTGTGCTTGAGCGGCTCCTGGGTAGTCAGGCACAGCGGGTGGTGCAGGACTATCTTTGCCCATTGCAATCTCCTAAAGTGACGGAGAAAGATTTAATGCGTTCTGCATATCGATCTCCTGTGTACCGGCACGAATCCCGCGCCAGCGTCAAAAATACAATGTCACCGTCCGGGCGACCGTCTTTGATTCTGCCCTCTTCGACAAAACCCATCTTTTTCACTAGCCGCAAGCTCTCGTCGTTTTCGCTTCCAACAGGCACGATAATCTTGTCCACTTGGCACACGTTAAACGGGTAATCGAATATCGCCGCCAGGTACTTTGGCGTAAGCCTTCCTTCAACCGCTATGTGACACCAGATGCTCCGGTGGTTCCAGTTCTCGTAGATCACACCAGCAACAAGCTCCTCGTCACGCTCAAGACCGATTGCGGTAGATCGGCCCTCAAAATACCCGCCACGCACTCGCTTTGCGACCCAATGGCCCACGCCCGCCCGAGTGGTTATATTCCAGCCCATCCGCTCTGGTACACAATGTCTGTTGAGGCCCACTCAATATGCAGACCTTGGGAACTGCTTTTTAACTGAATCCCGCCGCAATAACCCAATCCTGTAATCCCTTGCCAGTTGTTAGTGATTTGCAGCCCAGTACCCCAAATGGACGAATTCCAAAGGGATGTGTCCCAAATCGCTACAGGACTAGGAGAAAACGACAACGTTGCAGTTGTATCCGCAAGGTCGAAATCGACATTCATTCCAACCGCTACCGAGGGAAGACCGTCCGTGAACAGACTAGGCCGCGCTCTTGTAAAGTATTTCTTTACACCGCGAGACTCAAAGTAATTAAACGCTTGCAGCGCAACGGTTGTGATGTTGTTTGTATTGTCGATGTAGTCATCATCCCAAGCCTTGCCGACAAAGCCATTGCCGCCAAAGTAAGGATCGTCATTAAACGTTTCCCAGACGTTTGCGTTCCAGCCGGTAAAGTTACACCAGCTTTTTGTAATGTTGTTCATCACATATTGCTCTTGGCTCGCGCCTTCTTGGACGGGGACGTTTACCCACAGCGCGTTATTCTTGGATGAATAGAGAATTTCCCACCCGAAATTACTTCCGTAAGTTGTCACCGCAGTCGTAATCGCACCTTGGATTTTGTTCGATAGTGCGATTCGAGGATCTAGGCGAGAGGACTGCAATGATCCCGCCAGAGGGACTAGGCCGTCCAAGGTGATAATCAACAGATCGCCGCCGTATTTCATCATGCAGCGATTCCCCACGGGAGAGCCGAGCTTCCAGACACCGATCAGCGCCCAAGTGTTCGCGCTGGAGGGGTCTGTGCCGCTGTAGACGATGGCTTCGCCGTTGCTGGTGATAAACACTAGGTTATCGTCCACGCCATAACCAGCGTCGAGCGTCCATGTGTCAAGGTCTACAAGCGTCCCGCCGTACTTTGCAATAGCGCTCAGATCCAGAACCTGCGCCGCCCCACCAACCGCGTTTACGGGCAAATACCAAGCCTTCAGAGTGTTTTTTTGAATGAACCAGACGCGGCTCTTGTGCAACGCAATATTAGAGAGGGTGGTTGTTGTAACGCCCGTAATCGCAATTGTCGATATTGCGGTGACGCTTGCCCATGTTGCATTGTCGTAAAGCAGCGGGGCATCAACCCCGTTTACGCAGTACAGATAGCTTCCCCCGGCGGTGGTGACGTTGATATGTTCCCAGCGTGAGTTAGTCAGTCCTGTCTTTACCGCAGCGCCCACGACCCCTGTAGACGTAACGTCATAGATTTTTCCTCCCGCCCAAGCGAACAATTTATCCGCCGCGCCGCTTGAGTAATTAACAAGCGATTCGACTTGCCCCGTGATTCCAGTTACCCATTGGATGTACCCGCCGCGCAGAACAACGTTGCTCACGCTGGGAAAGAAATTTGTCAGTTGGACCGCGTCCAGAGGGTCCATGTTCGCAATTGAATCCCGCGCATTCCAGCCGCCCACGGGCGCAGGAACAGACGCAACCCTGGCTGCGGTTCCCTGAACCAGATTACGGGCCATCAGTTCGCTCCGTAACCGGAATCCGGGATGTTGTCGTAGCCGATCAAAACACTACCCGGACGCGGCGCGAAGCTCAGGTTTGCAGAGGACATATCCAGCGCCATTGCTGCTTCAAGTTCGTAAGCGAAGTTCCTGAACATCGCAGTCGTGTCAAAGCCTTTCGCCTCAAAATACTTTAGCTTTGTCATCAAAACCATGAGGCGCGAAGGATAGATACAGGTGTCCGTGTCCACCGTGAAGCTCGTTTTCACCGCACCCGCTGCGCTCAACGCCCAGCCGTTCGACCTGTACTCAAAGCCCAGACATTCGGCATTGGAAAAACCGGGCCAGATTTGGA